GTAGCTCATGTTCGCGCCCGTGCCGTCGTTCCGCACCATGCTGTTAACGACGCTGTAAGTCTCGCCGTCGAAGCTCACCCGAGCACCCTGCGGAAAGCTCGTAATGTCTGCTGCTGGAGCGTACAGCCGAGCCGGGTTTGTTAGGTCTACGCCGTACTCTTGGAACGCCCGCCCAGGTGTCAGCAATTGAAAGTCTACGCTCTTGGATGCCGGTGACCCAAGCGCGGAGATAGGCACGATACCCGCCGTCGTTGACTGTGTGACCGGTGTCACCGTGACCGAGTTAGGGTAGCGGGACCAAGCCATCTCAGTACGTCCCCTTAATCCATCGGGTGACCATCATGTCGAACTCGTTCTTGAGCCGCTGGTACGTGCTCTGGCCGTCTGCCGTGTTGAATTTGACGGATCGGTCGCCTTGCTTTTGATCGGATACCGAACCTTCCGCACCCGCTTGCTGTTTCAGGACCTGAGCCGCCGCACCCGCTAGGATGCCGTTAAACACGTCCTGAGGCATGGTAGAAGCAACGCCGAGCTTTCCGGTGATGAGGATGGCGCCGGGGTTCGTTGATGGGCAATTGATAAACTTGATAGCTTCGATAGGCCAACCCCGCGTAGAGTGGTTGAATGGAAGATGCTCAAACCCCTCGTACTCGGTTAGAACCGTTCCCGTGCCAGCGGTTCCCGTGTACCCTACTCGGATTTCTGAGATGGTCCAACAGTCCGCGATTTCGAGGATAACGTTCTGACCCTGCGGCCACGGAAGGGTGTACCGGACGGCTGTACTGCCCGCGTCACCTTGGAACTTGTTGCGACCCGTGAGCCGTTCAAGTTCGGCTATCGTCGCATCAATGATGCCCTGTTCGTCTATTTGGCTGATCGCTGTCACGCCAAGAGTAATCAGGTAGTTGGTTAAGTCTGTTGGCGTTGGGTTTGGCATGATCTAAAAGTGTTTAGGCCCCGCCGAGGGAACGGGGCCGGTCGTGAAGGTTAGATGGTCGAAACTTGGACCGGAGCCTGAATGAAGTTGCCAGCCGTTGTAAGCTGGGCGACCTCACCCTGAGTTGGCATACCAAGGATGCAGAGCAAGCCGTTTAGAGCCGTGTTTGCTACGCCTCGGTCAGATACCGCTCGGACGTATCGGTACAGCGGGGAAGTGATGGCGACCGCCAACATTTCGTTATCCGTGTCCGACGCGCCAGCCGTAAACGACGTGGTTGCGCCCGTGATGTCGGTCCAGCCCGTGGAGCCGTCCGTGCTACCCTGAATCTTGCCGGTGAACGTCGCGGTATCCGCGTTGTCCCCGAAGATCCAAACGAAGGTAGCTTCCATGTAGCCCGAAGTGTCCACCGCAGACGAGTTAACGTCCGTGGTGCCAGCGGCAAGGGTGAAAGTGGTGGCGGCGGTTGCGTCCGGTGCCACGTGCTGTACGAGATTGTTGCGAAGGAAGTTCATCATGTTCGTTTAGCTCGTTCGGAGTCGAACGTATGCGTCCTCGTTGATCGGTTGACCGTCGTAAGCCGCGACCATGCCGATACCCTTGGAAGGATAGAACTTCTGGTCTAGGTCGATGATCTCGCCGTCGATACTGTCGGCAATCGCGTAACCCTGCGACCAGTCACCAAGCATTGCAAGGTTCGTAGACGCGGCAAGGTTCCCGCTGATTCCCGGATCGGTGACGTACTCGGAGATGTAGTACGGGATGCCCAAAAGAACACCCGGCATACCAGCCGCCAAGAACTGAGCGTTGTACACTCCCGCGCCGATTGGCGAGAAAATGTAGTTGTTGTTCGTGTCCTTGAGCTTTCGGAGCCGACCCTCAAGGTTTCGGTGGAATACCCATCGAAGGTTTGGAGTTCGGAACTGCTCTCGAAGCAATGCAACCACGTTAACGATGTCGTCACCGGTAAGCGTGGTAGACGTTGCCAGAAGCGAGTTTCGGTTAGAGCTAACACCGTTAGCCGATACCGTGAACACTCCCATAGCCTCGTCCGCACCGTTGCCGGCAAGGAATTCCTTTTCCTCCTTTCGAGCCTTGACGTATGCCATCTGTTCGAAAACAATCTGGTAAACGTCAATAGCCGAGCTAACTTCCATCAGCCGACCGATAGGCATGGAGACCTCTCGGAGACGTGGAGTAAGGTTGCGGATTCCGAACCGGAGTGCCGTGTCGTTGGTCTGCGTGGTCGCAACTTCCGACGTCGGTACCGGATCGCTCATGTTGGTTGAGATGACAGGGATACCGATGGTAGCCGCACCCCGAACCGTGTAGACGCGGGACATAGCCCGAGTCCAGTTCCGATCCCGGACAAGCTGAATGATTTCGTTCATCAGCTGTTCAGGTGCCAGATAGCCGCCTCGTCCGTCGTTGCCGATGGTGAGGGACTTGCGCTCGACTTCGTTAAGCTGTGCGCCCATGATCGTCTTACCGATGGCAGACTTCATGATCTCAAGCTTTTGCATGCCCTTGTGGTCGATGATGGTTGGCGCGTGAATCAGAAAGTCGTTAGCCTTCTGGAGTTGGTTTTCGAGTTCGATCTGTTTTTCGAGTCGAACCTTTAGATCGGTCGCCTCGTTGTACGCCTTTTCAGCGTTGTCGAACTTGACCTTATCGTCTGCGGGCATATCGCCCGGCTTGCCGTCCGATTTCTCAAGGATGGACTTCAGGAAAAGCCCGGATTCCTTGACCTTTTCGTTTGCTTGGTAAAGCTGTTCGTTTAGTGTCATAGCTGGTTCAATGTCGCTTCAACGCGTCGGAGCAATTCCGCACGTCTCTGCATTTCGGCTTTCGCCGCGTCGTCGTCCTTTGCCTCTGCAACGCCGAAACTAAGCAACTCCCTCGAGAGTTTGTTGATGTCTTCGATGATTCGCAAACGCGATGGGGACAATGCGCGACCCTCAGACTTCCTGAGTTTCGCAACGTCGAATGCCCTTTCAATCCCAGCCAGCGAGATAGATAGGTGGTTTTCGAGGGTGAACCCAGCGTCACCATCTTGTAAATCTAGTCCTTTGACGGCCATCGCCCGAGCTTTCGGATTCATGCCCACAAGCACGATAGACCATTCAAACAGTTCAGATACCGAACGAATCAGGCGGCACCCGTATTTGTACGCCTTGATCTTCGGATCGAACGTGGAAACGTCCATGCCCATCTCCTCGCAAGCCTTCATCATGGTTGCGCCGTTTTCGTAGTAGCTCACCTGATCGTAGTCAGGCATAAAGCCAACGGAGACGGAAACAGACTTGCCCGCCTCCATACGTTCCATTGCGATTGTCCGAGCTTCCTGACCCTTTGGCGTGGAATGGAACTGAGCGGTACTTACGATCTCGTCGCCCATCACCTTCGCATCCATCGGCATACCGATAGGAAGATCATCCCAGTCATGGCCGACAAGGATAGAGCCGTTATCCACGAACCCGCGAAGGACTGCCGACTTGAAGGCGCCCGGTGCAATCACGTCGCCGGACCGGTCCATATTGCCGACCGTAGAAGCAACCACCGTGATTTGGTTATCGGTGATCGCCTTTAGCCCAGCCTTAAAGATCGCATCCAGTCGCTTCATCCCTTTTCCTGACGTTGCTTCGGCTTCCGAAGTATCTAAATCGTCGTACAGGCCACGGAACCAGCGCATACCCGCAGAGCCGCCCCAGAGGTTCGCCGCCACGTCAGCCGGGGTATCTGCCTCCGCATCCAAGAACCGTTCGTTACGCGCCCACCACCTGTACGCCTTACGGATCTTCGCCTCGGTTGGCATATCACCACTTGCGAGTGACCGAGCCTCTTTGACCGTCGCCGGTTCCAACCCATCGCCGCCTAGCCCTTCCTCGACTTGCGCGATGCCCTTTCGACACGCCCGCTTTACGCCGTCCGGTACCGGCATTAGGCCCCGCTCCTTGGCGGACCAAACGGGGATAGCCCGTCCGAGCGAACCCACCGGCAAGCGCAATTCCCGAGACATACCGTGTCGCCTTCGCGGGGGTTGGTAAAGATCACCTCTTTAGTGAACGGACCCAAGCCAGCGATGTACAGACAGTCCTCGCAATGCTCCGTAGGTCCAAGTGTCCAGTCGAACTCTTCATCGTCCGGCGATCCCTGAATGAACCCCTCCGATGCGCTAGACGAGCTTTGAAGCGAGTACAACCCCGTCCTCGTCTTGAGTGGCCCGTCTACGTCAAGGTTCCCGTCGTCGTCGTTGTACCGACCGTTCGCGATGTCGTCAAGGAAGCCGAGCATATAACCGCTCTGGCCGTCCGTGACAAGCTGAGCGTAAACGTCAAGCATCTCATCCGTTGGAGTGCCGCCGCCGGTCTGGTAGCCGAGCCGGTACATCGAACGGTGGAAGTCATAGATCAGCGCGTTCTGCCTCTGTTGGAGTTGCGCCATGCTGAGACGCCCGTCACCGTAGGATTTGAACGCCTTGAGCATATCCCGCTCCATCTCCGCGATTAGACGGTCATGTTGAGCCTGTGCTGCCGCACCCTTGTTGTTCGGCTTCCGAACGATCACCCCCGGCATACGGCCGAGCTTTTCCAGCCGCTCAATGTTTGCCGCCGCCATCCTCAGAATGTCAGGACGGATACTTTTTTTTTGAGCGTCAGACGGAAGTGCTAGACCTCGCGCCCGTGCTTGCAGGTCGAAGTACCTAACGCCCGTGTCACCATCACCCGCAGGTACGCCGATTTGCTCACGAGCTTCCGCAAGCGTAAGGATGCCCGCGATAAAGTTGTCCCGAGCGTCTTGGTGCCTTTCAAGTGTCTCATCTCTCAGCCAGTAGCAACCGGCGGGTATGAACGCCAGCCGGAACATTTCGGGATCTAAATTGAAGTCAGGCAATATCTGCCGCGACCACTGTTCGCACCAACGCGCCGCCGCTGGAATGATCGTCATGTTGCCCAGCGCGTCCATAGCCTCCTCCAAGTTGTTGTAGGTCTTGGATTCGGACGGCAAGCCAAACGCCATAGGGTCACCACCCAAGGCCGCGCAGATACGGTCTACGGGGACTCGTCGCAGGTTCCCAAGGTCCATGTCAGAAGGCTTGAGCGACGTATGAGTGATGTCAACCGGATACGCCACCGGGACGACTCGCCCAACCGCGTCCCGGATCATGTTGTTCATCTTCTCCGCAAGCTGTTTCAACTGCTCGACGGTGACTTTGAGAATGTCCCCTTTCGGACTAAGTACGATCCCGTCAGGACCATTCCGAAGCAATCCCGCCATGCGCGTACCGGCCTCGTTGTCCGTGCAGATTTCCCGGAGCTGGGCAAGAAGCGGAGAGAGGCCAGAACGCCCGTCTCTTGGGTCAATCCCCTGACGGACGATAACGCAATCAGCGATCGGTATGTCTTGCTGTGCCCCGCCGATGGTGCTGTACCGGACGTAGGTGATTAACTTGGTGCCGTCCGGGTTGTCACGGTCAGACATTAGCTGAACGCAGGTGTACGGCAAGATCCAGTAGCCGATGACC